TACTTCCATCGTAAACCACCACGTCTGCAAGTAAATGCAGGTGTAATGTAGTTTAACAGCGTCATCTTGCAATAATTATAAGGTGTAGCTGCAAACGGAACAATTGTTTCATGAACGGCCCCAGGTGCATATCCCCGATAATACGGAAAATTGCTATTACGTAAAGTTAATAGCGTCGGGGAAATGATAGCACCAGCCGGGGAAACTGCCGAATGATAGTTGTACCGTTTCAAACATTGACGAAATGATGTCACTGGGTCTCCATAATACACACATATTGTATGATCCTGATCTGACAATGGCGTTGCCATCGTGTGTGATGGTTCTTCTTTCATAGGTTCATCCTCACGCTTCGTAAGATCCGCATCAGGTTGATTCATTGGTTGACTTGAAACTTCAGCCATTTGAGGAGAGAAAATCTCTCCCATCTGAGGTTGAAACCAAACCAAATCCTGGATATTCCTAGAGTCAGGATCGAACACCTCAAAATCAGATCCGACAGACACAAATACATTCACTTCAATGTCATTGTTGACAATGGAATTGGGTACGGTCAAATCGTTCACCACATAAACTGAAATGATACCATTCGCATTATTACCAGGATCAGCACCAAGAGCTGTGGTAGAATATGGTATAGTATCTTGAATTGGATTGCGGTGATTAATTAAACTCTTCTCATGACCCCAACCAATCTCAACGGTAAAATCTCTCTCCTTTGCAAGATCGATAATATACGTATAATTTGTGTTATATTCATTAGTAAGTGGATATGATGGATCATAAGTAATCTTTAAACGTCCCTTATGGAAAGAAGACGCAACAATTTGAAAACGAAATTTCATCGAACCCCGCCATCTACGAAATGGTAAAGTTGCAAAGCAACATGCAGGCATATGGAGTTCGTTAGATCGCTCATTCCACAAAACAGGTGAAACTTCTGAATTCCACAAAAGTGTCTCTGCAGGATCTGCTACAGCCCACCCGAACTGCGTTAAGAAAGACTCTCGTTGTGCAATGGACTTGATTGTCATCTCATCCGTTGAGCCGAGACCCATCACACGCGGATCGACAGTAAGCTCTTGTTTGACATCCAAAGTTAATTTCTGTGACGTGTCAGGAACATTGGTATTAGCCATGTTTCCCAACAACGTTGGCTTATACGGTGTAATATCCGCAAGCTCTATTGGTCTCGAATACCCAAACATTGAAGCAATACCTGATACAGCATTCGCTGCCATTGCCGTGGCACGCGCATACATTCCTATACCAGGTATATTACTTAAAGCGCCAGCAGCCTTAGCAACAATACCGGCTGGGCGCGATACTGGACCCGTACCATATTCATCCTTTACTTGAGGATCAAAAATCTCTCCCATCTGTGGCGATAGAGCACCTGGCTCATTTGCCGTAGGAATACAAAGAGAGACTTCTTCTGCCCAAGCAAAAACAGAGACAATCACCTGATCTGTTGCTCCATTGGCATGCTTCAAATTCTGCATACCATGAATGATAATATCACCCATTTCCCTCCATTCCTGATTTGGAATGCGCAATGCATTCTCATACCAAACAAACGGAAGAGTTAAAGTTCCACCTTGACTGGTGGTAGGATCTAAATATACATGTGGACGCTGACTGGCAGCTACAACATCTTCAATGAAAAAGCTACGATCCTTTGTGAAAGCATCCAAATTGTGTAAGGGTATATATGAAGCAATTGCTCGCCCATAATGAAACCCATTACCATTAAGAACAATGCGAACTTTCAGTTTGCAACGCAGAAGATTAAAATTCGTGATACGATTCAACACCCTGGTATTTTCAAAGAAATCTTGCCAGGGATTAAATTTCTCAAACAAATTCATACCCGTTGCCCAACTGTAAGACCGAATTTTAACCGGACGGGAAAAGAAATTCCCTAAGCTAGCATCGTCTGTATCAGCTATATTAAATGTGGGATCTGGCATACTGTCCACTGTATAATCCCACTGAGGAGTCTGATCACTAAAATGTATATTCTGGTGCTGAGACTCCAAATTTTCCTCGTTTACTGTTATATTAAATTTATTTATATTTTTATTCATATTAGCAAGTCATTATTAACGAATATGTGGAAGACTCAATCCACAAATCGTGTGTCAATCTTGCGTATGGCGAATACTCCCCTAAATAGGGGTACTTTACGGGGAAAGTGCCTCTCTCTGCAAGCCTATGCTCTGTCCTATGATTGACTAGTTGGACAAGCATGGTCATCCAATACAGAGAACCTCCTTTTGGTTATATATAAATTAGACATGGTAGGTTACGCCTAGAGGGATGCTTTTAAATGTCGTCCCAAGACTGTGCCGCTGCCTAAACATAGCGTTTCTTCCAGGTTGCTAGCCTGTCATCATAACTTTCATGAATGACGGTACAACCATGTATAATATCCGCTCGTTTGGCTACCTCTATCATTTGTTTGCGGCGTTGCTCATAGACTTCACGTCCATGTGAAAACCATTCACGAAGAGCACCATCAATATTCTGCATTGACTGTTGTTCTTTCGTAAGTGCTTTAGATTTCAATGTGGCATGCAAACTCTTAAAAATCGAATCTTCATCGAGTGCTCCCATAATCAACCCAGTGTCTTCACAATAAATGTTCTTTCTCTTAAGCAGATCTGCATCCGTATCTTTCATATACGGTGTTGGCTCGGACTCCTTGTCTGGCATAGTAAACTTCATATCATGATCTTCCAAGAAATTTGCTACTGAAATGTGGTTAAATTCATTAAAATTCTCATGAACTGAACTTTTTGCATCATCTCCATATGTAATTAGTGCACAAACTTCCTGAAAAGTCGGAAGATCCTCACGATCTTTATAGATCTCAAAATATGCACAACGAAACAACAAAGCGTTCACAATGGAATTGATATAAACAGTCAAATTTTGTCCCGATGGATTAGACCCATAATGTTGAATTAAATCACCATTATAAGCCATTAATGGATAGCAAATATCTGTAGCAATACCCTCCATGATAATCAAATCACGATCGGTATATCCACAATGCTTACCAATATCCATCATAACACGGAACGCAGAAAACATCACTTGAGCAGGCATACGGAGATCGTACTTACTATAATCTCCTGCAAGAATACGGTCATCGCCAAACTGTTTGATGTGCTTGGCCAATTGATCCCATTCAGGACCTTGAGCATTCACACCAACAGCACACTCCGATGTTAAAGGCATCATGGACAAAACGCGAGCAATTGGGAGAAAGTACTTACGTACTAATAACTGCAAAGCAATAGGTGCTCCCTGAAATACTCTGACCTTGTCCTTGGTCAATTTTGTTGGCTCGTCTTTTAAACAAGCCTTAAAGATGGGATAAGCTCTTTCACCATTTAAATAGAGATTTTCCATCCCTTCTGCATGTATCCAAAATCTCTCATCAAGTTCAGCCGGACACTGATGTGTCGTATGTTCCTCAGGTTCCAAAAGTTCAATAAAATTTGACTTTGGACCAGAAAGAGGATACCCAATTGACGTGTTAGGTGGCATTTTATCTATGAATCTAACTCCATCAATTCCACAAACAGTTTCCATCCGATTAAGAGGTTTCACTTGATTCCTCAAACTTGTCAAACTATCTAATTCCTTCAAAACAGGTTTAATGTAGTCCTTACAAGCTCTTTCAAGCAAAGACCCCTCAATACCACATGATGGCTTTGTAGAAAATTGCAAAGATGCCTGCCAAGGCCATCCTTTGCGAAATTTTGGACCACCCCACTTCTGAGGCACACCACACACATCCTCCACATGTGGAGAAATAACAGTTTCTTCCACATCAGAGTAATAAGATGCCCGTCCTTTAACTTGACCATAATACTTGCAATTAGTACCTTCAGGTAAAAAATTAATAGGGCTCTTCGGATGAACTTCTGCATTCTCATAAAATTGCACATCATATAGTTCTTTGGGAATAACCCCCGAACTCTTAGATAAAACAACTCCTGGTAAAGTGCGCAATTGTTCAAATGCTATATCGAACTCATTCTTCAATAACAATCCACTACAACCACGAGTTTCACCATTCTTTCCACCTAAATGGAATCCCCCAATAAGAGGACCTTTAGTCTCTGTGATCAATGGTGCAATACACAAGCCCTCAAAAGTTTCAAACTTAAGATTATATTTAGCACCGAAAAAGTTCGCAGCATGTGTCATAACTTCATCAACTTCCATGAACAATTTTGATCCCACACAAGAACCATCACTTTTCTTGTAAGTTAGGCGAGCTGGCACACTAGCAAATCTCGCAAGTGGAAAATAT